CCGTTTTAAACAAAAATCTTGTTTTTAACTTGTATTATTATCGGAATCCTATATTTGCCTAAAGATTAAAACGATGAGCATTTACGAGGGTTTATTTATACGAAAGGCACGCAAAGCGGCTGGTTATACGCAGGAGCAATTGGCCGACAAAATCGGACTGTCATTGGCTCCAATTAACCAGGTCGAAAACGGATGGGAGTCTATAAGCCTTAATAGACTTAGACAGATTTGCGAGGCAATTGGCCTAGAGGTTGTAATTAGACAAAAAGAGTAATTTAGTCAGGTGGCGGAATATAGACGCGCATTGGAACTGCTTGTAAAAGTAATGGCGCTCTGAGATAACCTTAGGAGCGCGTAAAGGTTAAAATCCTTTTCTGACTTAATAAAAAAAAGATGCCAAGAATCCAGCCAATTAAAACCGACTATTCGTTAGAGATTAGATACCGACTAAGGGACGGCAATTGGTCGCCATGGTCCAACAAAGGAAAGGGTAAATTTGAATGCATAGAATTAGTCCAGCGACAAATTAGAACGCTTGCCGCGTCTTATCAGGGCCGAGAAAAAGAGGTACGCTTTGAATGGAACGGCAAACTTTGCAGTTTTACTGGCGAGCCAACAGGGCAAACAATCATATTAATGTAGTGATTTTGGGTTTGTTGATGTTTAAAAGGCTTGAGTTTTGCTCAAGCTTTTTTTTAAAATTTAGAAAAATATGAAAATAAACGATTTAGGATTTTGGGAAACAACCGACGCAACTGGTCACATTCACGATCTAAGCATTGCCGCGGCTTTGTCCAATTATTTAGCAGAAAAACAAGCCAAGACAGTTGTAGACTTTGGTTGTGGCATGGGTGACTATGCCAAAGCTTTTAAAGCTGACGGTTACAAGGTGGAGGCATACGACGGCAACCCGAATACCGAAACGCTAAGCAATGGAATTGGAAAGGTGTTGGACTTATCTAAACCGTTTTATTTGCGTAAAATGTTTGACGTTGTTTTGTCGCTTGAAGTCGGCGAACATATACCAGCGGAATTTGAGCAACAATTTATTGACAACATTTGTAAGCACGCCAAAAAGCATTTGGTTATAAGCTGGGCAATTGAAGGCCAAGGCGGGAGCGGACACGTTAATTGCAGAAATAACAACTATATAATTGGCCAAGTTGAGGATCGTGGCTTTAAATTTAATTTTAACGATAGCGAAAAGATTAGAAAGGCCGCAACAAATGCGTCTTGGTTTGGATACACAATTATGGTTTTTGATAGAATATGAAAACGCAAAAAGTAAAAATTACAGAAGTAAAAAGCAATCCAAACAATCCAAGATTAATTAAGGATGACAAGTTTGAAAAGCTAGTTAAATCAATAAAGGAGTTTCCAAAAATGCTGGAAATTAGGCCCATTGTTGTAAATGCTGACATGATTGTGCTAGGTGGAAACATGAGGCTAAAGGCTTGCAGAGAAGCGGGATTAAAAGACGTTACAATCATTTTTGCAGACGACTTAACAGAAGACGAGCAGAAGCAATTTATAATTAAAGACAACGTTGGATTTGGTGAATGGGACTGGGATATGATTGCTAACGAATGGGAATCTAATTTAATTGAAGACTGGGGTTTGGATATACCATTTGTTGACAATTTAAATATTGATAATGATTTTAATAATTCAGAAAATCCCTACACTGGAAAAGTTCAAGCACCAAAATATGAACCAAGTGAAGAAAAACCTGAATTTGTTGAATTATACGATAAAACAAAATTTGAAAGTTTAGTTGAACAAATTGAATCTTCCTCTTTAAATAAAGAACACAAAGAATTTTTAAAACTTGCAGCAACAAGGCACATTGTTTTTAATTACTCAAAAATTGCGGATATGTATGCTCATTCAGAAAAACAAATGCAAGAACACATGGAGAATAGCGCCTTGGTAATTATTGATTTTGAAAAAGCTATTGAATTAGGATATGTTAAGTTGTCAGAAGAAATTGCATCTCAATATTTAGAAGACTATGGATAATAAAAATTTTGCGGCTTTTATTTTATCTCATGGAAGACCAGATAGGGTTTTAACATATAATTCATTAAAAAAAGCGGGCTATACTGGAAAAATTTATCTTATAATTGATAATGAAGACAAAACTGCAAACGAATATTTTAAAAATTTTGGAAAAGAAAATGTTATTGTTTTTGACAAATTAGAAATTTCAAAAACTTTTGATCAGTTCGATACTTTTAATGACAGAAGGGCAATTATTTATGCTAGAAATGCAACATTTCAAATAGCTGAAAAATTAGGATATGAATATTTTATTCAATTAGATGATGATTATACCGATTTTCGTTACACATTTGACAATAAAGGAAATTATTTAACCAAAAATCAAAAAATTCAATCAACCGAAAGGTTGGATTATCTTTTTAATTCTTTACTAAATTTTTATAAAAAAATTCCAGCAAAAGCTATTTGTATTGCTCAGGGAGGTGACTTTATTGGCGGAGAAGGTTCTTCTGTTTTTAAAAAGAAATTAGCAAGAAAATCAATGAATAGCTTTATTTGCTCTACAAAAAGACCTTTTCAATTTATTGGCAGAATTAATGAAGATGTAAATACATATACAACTCTTGGCTCAAGAGGAGAATTATTTTTTACGGTTTCAAATTTAAGACTTGAGCAATTAATGACTCAAAGTAATCAAGGAGGTATGTCAGATATATATTTAAATTCAGGCACATACGTAAAAAGTTTCTACACGGTTTTAACAATGCCAAGTTGTACTGTTATTAGACCAATGGGGGTTTCCAATAGAAGATTGCATCATCAAATTAATTGGGCTAAATGTGTTCCAGTTATTTTGTCAGAAAATTTAAAAAAATAATTTTTTTCTTAGATTTTATTGATTTATTTAGCATTATATAAACAACAATAGCTATGAAAAATCAGTATTATTTTGACAAATCAATTTCAAGATTTAGAGAATTAGAGATTGGAGATTTAGTAAAATGGAAAGTTGGTGATAAAACTAGACGAGGAATATTTAAGCAAATAGTCGATAATTCAGCAGAAGTTATTACCACTTTTGTAGAATCCCAACCCATCAACATTAAATGTTTTGTACCTTTACACTTAATTCAAATAGACCAATAATCCTACAAAAATGGACATACAAAAAAGAGCAATGATTGAAGCTTTAGAAAAAGCATTAGGAGTTGTTACAACTGCCTGCAAATCAGTTGGTATTTCAAGGTCTACTCATTATTCTTGGATGGAAAGTGATTTAGAGTATAAAAATATGGTAATTGATTTACAAGACGTTGCATTAGATTTTGCTGAGTCAAGACTTTTTAAGTCAATTGAAGGAGGGTCAGATACCGCAACTATTTTTTATTTAAAAACTAAAGGCAAAAAAAGAGGTTACATTGAAAGACAAGAACTTGACCACACTTCAAAAGGCGAGGCAATAATTGCACCTATTAAATGGGTTGATGGAGATTCTTAAAAACTATTATTCATTGTTTAAAAAAATTCCAGATACGAGATATTTTTTAGTAACTGGAGGTAGAGGTTCAGGTAAATCATTTACCGTGAACCTTTTTCTTTTAAATCTTACCTATTTGGAAGGTCATACTGTATTATTTACTAGATACACAATGACTTCTGCTCATATTTCAATTATACCTGAATTTTTGGATAAAATTGAATCATTAAATCTTCACAATGATTTTGAAATCACTAGAGACGAAATAATTAACGTTAAAACAAATTCAAAAATACTTTTTAGAGGTATTAAGACAAGTTCCGGAGTAAATACAGCAAATCTTAAATCTATTGCCGGTGTTACTACATGGGTTTTAGATGAAGCAGAAGAATTAGTTGATGAAAATATTTTTGATAAAGTAGATTTATCAATTCGAGCAAAGGATAAGCCAAATAGGGTAATGATGATAATGAATCCTAGTTACAAATCGCATTGGATTTATAACCGATTTATAAAAAATCATAGGAAGGATACTACTTACATACACACAACCTATTTAGACAATAAACGAAATTTAAGTCAATCATTTGTTGAGCAAGCAAAACGAGTTGAGCAAGAAAACCTTCATCGTTACGAGCATTTATTTTTAGGCAAATGGCTTGACGATGCCGAGGGATTGCTTTGGAATAGGCCAATAATTGAACGCGCAAGACTAAGCGCAAAACCTGACTTGGCTCGCATCGTTGTTGCAATAGACCCAGCAACAACCGCATTAATGGGAAGCGATGAGACTGGTATCATTGTTTGCGGTAAGGATGCCAACGGAAAAGGTTATG